AACGCGCAAGTTTTCGGCGGTAGATACAGAATAGAAGACTTCGAGCTGGACGAAAACCTACCTCTATATGTCGGCATCGACTTCGGATTTGCGCAAGACCCTACGCATATAGTATGCGCGCATGTGGTCGACAAGACAATTTACATCCCAAGAGAAGCCTATGGCGTGGGCATAGAGATAGACCATATCCCAGACACACTAAAGAAGATCGGCATATCCAGCAGTCAAGATATACGATGCGATAGCGCAAGACCAGAAACTATATCATACCTACAGCGTCACGGATACCCGAAAGCCAAAGCGGCCTCAAAGTGGCCTGGCAGTAAGCAAGACGGCATATCCGTATTGCGGACATACGACATCATAATACATCCAAGATGCCGCAACATAGCCGAACAAGCGCGACTCTACCGCTTCAAGACAGACCCAATCACTGGCGACATCAAATCAGAACCAGAGGACAAGAACGATCACGGCTTTGACGCGCTACGCTATGCGCTAGATCCACTAATCAGAAACAAAATCAAAAAAGACACAAAGTATGCGAAGCTAGATAATTTTGGCAAAGGTCATATGTTATGAAGATAAATGATATATTTTATCTGTTAAGCGTGTGAAAAAGATTATGGAAATGGAAATTAATCACGTATTAAGAGAATATGCGGAAGCCTACTCATCAGATTATGAAGAATGCAGGGAAGACTTGCGTTTTGCTTCGCTTCTGCAATACAAAGAGAAACAAGCGGATGACATCAAGTTAGTTTTCGATCGCATCAACCGGATCAAGAACCGTATCGTCAACCCATGTCGGATCAACCCATTTGGCTTTGGTGTGTCTTTCTTTGGCGTAGGTGATGCGACTAGAGCCGCGCGACTAAACGCGTTCTTCGACGCGATACAGAGCGACACGAACGCATATAGCGTGTTTGCTGATGCGCTAGACATCGCGTTGATGTGTGGTAGAGCTTACATCGTCATCGGCAATGACTACATAGACGAACGCTCATTGGATCAGAAGATCGTCATCACTTGCCCAATAGACCCAACGACTGTATTTATTGATCCGGCATCTACTGCCGTTGACGGAAGTGACATAGAACACGCTGCACAAGTTTCCTTCATTTCTAAGTCTGCAGCGAAAAGGAAATACGGATTAGAGGATGATGCGCTGAAGAGATCGCTATTGCCATCAGGCTTTGACCTGCTTAAGCGAAGCGACATGACCGAGCTAATCGCCTACTGGCGCAAGGAAAGCAAGCGCAATCATGTTGCTTACATACAAGACACCCAGAGCGGCAGAGTCATCACCGTGCCTATAGAGCAAGTAAAAGAGATGCTGTCTGCAAATCTGATATTGCAAGAGCAGATACTCGGTGATAGACGCATCAGCGATGTCAGTATCAAATATGAGCTTTGGTGTGGCGAGAATAAGATCACAGAGAGCGTTTTGCCGATACGCTATATCCCTGTAGTCCCCGTGTATGGCAAGCGCGTATATCTTCAGGATCGCATCACCTACAAGGGTCTTTCATATTTACTTCGTGACATTCAGCGCGTGATTAACTTTGCGGCCAGCGCCGAAGCGTATCGCCTGAATAATGCGCCGATCGCGCCGTATATAGCTGAATATGAACAAGTGATGGATGGTGGCGCGATACAGCGCATGTGGGAGAACGTCAACCGAGAACGGCGCGGCGCTCTGATCTACCGCCGTGTGGATGGTGTTCCGCCGCCTACGCGCGCCGATGTATCGCCGCAGACTGCTGAGATACAGGTCACGCGCAAGGGATTGCAGGTCGACGCCGATGAGTCGCTAGGCTTTGGCGCTTCAGATTTTGGCAATGCGATAGGGGCTAAGAATGCGAGCGGCCTTGCGCTGTCGATTATGCAAGAAGTGAGCGACTACCAGACGGCATGTTGGACAGACAACCTCAAGAGCAGTGTGATACAGGTTGGCCGCATCGTGTCAGAGCTTGCGCCGCTAGTGTATAGCGAAGGTATCAGAGTCTCTTACTTCGCCGATGGCAAGCGATACAGCGAGATCGTGCGAGCGGATGAGCTAACCGGAAGTATGCGTTTTGTGATCACGGCATCGCCAGAGGGCGCACAGAAAAAACGGCACGGCGCTCAGATACTCGCTACCTTAGCAGGCCAGAACCAAGATTTTGCAAGGGCTTTCAGCGACATTATATTGCAGAACTCAGGCGTAGACATACCAGAGGATGCGATTGAGCGAGCAAGGAAGATGATTCCATCGCACTTAATAGGCCAATCGCCAGACCCTGAGACGATGCAGACCCTGCAAGCCATGCAGGCATCTATGGATGAGATGGCTAAGACGATAGAGCAGTATGAAGCGATCATAAGCCAGTTGCAAGCGAAGATATTAGGTGACACACGCAAGAGCGAGATCGAGTACATCAAGGAGCAATTGAAGATCATCGGTGACATGCTGATTGAGCAACAGAAGCAGAAAGGCAAGTTAGATGCGATCGAAGCGAAGGCTGTCGCTGATGTTGTGCGTAAGACTAGTGAAGCGATGATCAATGAGTCTAACGCAATGAAAGAGAATGTGGAGATCAAATACTCTGATCCTATTGATCAGTTTACTCCACTAGTGCCTGGTCCGCTAGTGGTAGGTGATACAACAGACCAGACGGCATCAACCCGTAGTGTTGAGTGAGGGAACGATGATCGACGAAGAGCAGACGCAGACGACAGAAGAGGCGCAAGGAGTTGCGGCAGTAGGCGAGACAGCCGATGCCGGCGAGGCGAACCAAGCCGCCGTAGATCCACTAGAGCAGAGACTTGCCGAGCTGGAAAGCAAATACCAGCGCGAGATCAAGCGGCTAGAGCATGGACTAGGCAAGAGCATTGGTAAGCTCAGGCAGCGCAACCGCGCACTAGAAGAGGTCATCTCAAGGCTTGTGCCAGACCCAAGCTCGATCCAGTTCAAAAGCGATGATGAGCGCAAAGCTTATGAGAGCTATGCCAAGCCAATCATAGAGGATATCAAGGCAAAGGTATCCGAGATTGAGAACGCAGAGAAGAGCGAAGAGGTAGAGGCACTGCGAGCGCAGATGGTACATACGACACTGCAGGGATTGCAGCAGTTACCCGATGCGCAAGAGATCGCGCTGATGTATAATCGGGCGATCCAGAACGGCGCTGAGTATGACCTAGATGATGATATACTTGCGTTCACAGCACACAACCCCGCTTTACTGCGCGCTCTTTATGCTGACCCGCAGCAGATACCAACACTGAAGCGTATGCCGTCGAGTGTCAAGACAGCGACATTAGTGGCGCTCATGGCGCAAGCTAATGCGCACAACGCACCGCGAGCAACGCAGAGACCGAAAACCAATGTATTACCAGCCGCGCCAATCGGTAGTAGTGGAACGGCGATCGGCGACCCAGAGACATCACTAGATGGCGATGCTTATCTGAAGTGGTATCGAGAGCGCCGATCAAAACAGAAAGGATAAACTATGGCAAACAAACTTTTAACGAGCGATAAAATCGTAACTCGTGCGCTGGCTGTGCTGCATGAAGTATTGACTGTGCCGCCCAATGTCAATCGGCAGTATAGCGATGAGTTCTCGGACACTGGAGCTAAGAGCGGCGACTCGATCCGCATCCGCAAGCCCACGCGCTTTGTGGCTGCTGAAGGCGCAGAAGCCGTGTTCCAAGATGTGGATGAGGACTATGCGACTCTCACGATCGCCAAGCAATTCAATGTGCCTGTCGAGTTCACCTCTAAAGAGCTGACGCTGTCACTGGATGACTTTGAGACTGTCGTATTGCGTCCGGCGATGGCTGCTCTGGCGTCAAGGATTGACCAGTACGCCTTTGAGGTGCTGAATACTGGCTGTGGCGCAGTCGTGCTTGGTAGTGGCGCTAATGAGGCTATCAAGTGGAGCGACTTAGTCAAGGCTGGTGCGTATCTAGACCAGAACGCAACGCCGCGCGATGGTAATCGCAGCGTGCTGATCAACCCACTGACGCAAGCCAATGTGCTGGACGAGACTAAAGGCTTGTTTAATGCGCCTAGTATTGCAGAACAGTATCGCGAGGGCGTGATTGGCCGCACTGGTGGATTCCTCTTCACTAGCGCCTCTCGTGCTCCGGTGATCACACTGCCTGCTACCTTAACAGGCACAGTGAGTGGCTCATACACTGCGGGCGCAAGCACGATCAACCTTACTGGGCTTGCGAAAAGTACGCAGTATCCAGCTGGCAGCGTGTTCACGGTGGCTAATGTGTATGATGTGCATCCCGAGACTAAAGAGAGTCTTGGTCGCTTACATGCCTTTGTTGTGCGGGAAAAATTCACCACTGACGCTACCAATGGCGATGCGAGCGGCGTATCTATCTTCCCTGTGTATGCTACGACAGGGAAGCAGAATGTGACGGCATTGCCTTCTAGCGGCGCTGCTGTGACATTCGTTGGGACGGCAGGCAAATCATATCGCCAGACATTCGCTTTCCATCGCGATGCGTTTGCATTCGCAACGGTGGACATGGTACTGCCTGCTGGCGCAAGCCGCAAAGTGATGGATGGCATCTCGATGCGCTACGCATCTGACTGGGATGGCGAGAAGGACAGGCACATCAAGCGTTTTGATGTGTTGTGCGGTATCGCTCCAACCTGTCCTGAGCTGTGCGTTAAGCTGCTTGAGCCGAACAGTTAACGATGATGGCAGGCGGCGCGATGGCGTCGCTTGCCTTTATTTAATGAGGTTTTGCGATGAGAATGAAATACCCGCCAAAGCAAGAATGGGATGGTGATTTGCGGCATTTGATTTTCAAGATGGAAGACGAAGCCCCATCTGATTGGATTGACGACTGGAAAGTCAGCGTAGGACTGAAGAGAGACAAGGGGGAGTGTTGTGTGCAATACGAAGAGAAAGACGAAGACAAAGCGGAAGTAGTGAAGACGCGGCGCAGGAGAGCAAGCCATGCAGATGACGGCTCGTGATATATGTATAGATGCTCTGTATGATTGCGGCGAGTTAGCTGAAGGGCTTGACGCAAGCCAAGAGCAGATCAGCAAGGCATTGCGCGAGCTAAACGGCCTGTTCACGCGCCTCAACAGCGAAGGACTAACGCGCTACGCAATAGACAAGCACAGTATATCCACAGACAGCGACACGATCACCATTGGCGCTGGCGCTGATATAGATATGAGCGACAGGCCTAAGAGTGTGTTGTCTGTGTACTGCAATGGCATCGAGCTGAGACAAGTCAATGTGAATGACATGCCGCAGATAGCGAGCACGGGAAGGCCAGAGCTCTACGCGTATAACGCGCGCAATCCTATTGGCGTGATCAGTGTATATCCAAAGCCAGATCAGATAATGACATTCGAAATCCATTATGAGGTTATGTTTGGGCGCTTTGCGCTGAATGACACTATTGACTTGCCGCATGAGTATCATGAGCTGATTCGATGGTCGTTAGCTGATAGACTGTCAAAGGCGTTTGGGATGCCTAGACCCGATCTGCAGTATGAGGCTGAGCGAGCTTTGAGAGTGCTCAAGTCAATGAACATTAGTATGCGCGAGCTGTCAATAGATGCGGATCTAACATGAACATATCGCTTAACATAGATAGTGGTGATACTGAGCATCGGTCGCGCGATGTGTCGGCGCAGACGCGCATTAACCTATATCCAGAGCGCCAGCCTTACAGCGGCGCGGCTAGCGAGTGGATACTCACCTGTGCGCCAGGCACAAAGCCATACTTACTTATTGGCTCTGGTGATATTCGCGGACTGTATAAGGCTGGTAATGGCTCGCTGTATGTAGTCAAAGGCCGCCATGTGTATGAGATAAACGACAGAAGCGGCGAGATGACTGTATATCAGCGCGGCGATCTGCTATCAGACGCATCGCCAGTGAAGATGACGGATAACGGAACGCATCTAGCCATCGTGGATGGGATGGATCTATACTTGCACGCTCTAGGCTCTACAGACGATATTTACACGATCACCAAGCCATTCGCAGCGCCTACGCATATTGTCTTCATCGGCGGGCGTCTTGTGTGTAATGCTACCAGTGGCAGCAATGAAGACCGAAATAAAGTGTGGTATAGTGATGTGTATAATGCTGAGAGCTGGGGCGCGCTGAATTTCTTTTCTGCAGAGGCGTTCAGCGATCCCGTTATTGCGCTTGCTGTTAGGCTCGGCGATCTCTGTGTATTCGGCTCTGATAGTTTTGAGATATTCGCGCTAACTGGCAATGCGTATAATCCTTTCTCACGCATCGGATCAGCGATGATCGGCATTGGTTGTTCTGCGCCGTATAGTGTAACAACGATAAGCGATAGTGTGGTTTTCCTTGGTGGATCTAAGGGCGGCGAGAACATGGTTTATATGCTCAATGGATACAACGTATCGCCAATATCCGATCACACTATCATTACTCGACTGTCAGACACGAAAACAGCCATTGGCTGGTCGTACGCATACGAGGGGCATATGTTCTATGTCCTGCGGTCTGGCAATACAGACACATGGTGTTATGATCTCACGACAGCTAAATGGCACAGGCGACGCGGATTGAATAACGACTATTCTCCATGTGCTTGGAAAGCTCTATACTCAGAGTCTTTCAATGGGAAGAATGTCGTTGGCTTTCTTGGCTCTGATTATCTCTGTGAGATAAGCGGCGACGCGTTGACTGATGCCGATGGAAAGCAGATCATCAGGACATACAGAAGTAATAATGTACTGTATCAGGGCAAGCGATTGAAGCATAAAGCATTGTTGGTCTTGATTGACAGCGGCCATAATGCGGTATATGGTTCTGATGCTATTGCGATGATGCGCTTTTCCGATGATGGCGGATACTCTTGGTCGCGCTCGTTCTGGCAGTCGTTCGGGCAGAAAGCCCTGTACAACAAGGCTCTGCGCTGGTCGTCTCTAGGTTCGTCTCGTGAGCGAGTGTTCGAGATTCAGATATCCGATGTCGCTTATTTCTCTATCATTGGTGCGTTTGTCGATGTGGATATCGGTATATGATATGAAGGATGTCATCATCTCTACCCCGTCTGTTGTGCCTGAGTTCGCTGATGCCGTATGGTCTCGCATACTGCGCGACATGACAAGCGCCTTGAATGGTCGCTGGTCTAGTTTTGATTACGCACAACATACACAATCAAGCAATTTGAATGTAGATTTATATCAAGTTGAGCGCCTCGGACAGCTTGTATTCATTAGCGTTCGCGGCGTATCATCGAGCGGTAATAGTGGGACTATCAGCATCCCATTTGATTCTATGGGCGACGCGGCTCTAAGTGGTTTTAACTGTAGGGCGCGTATCGTGAATAATCAAATACAGATAATCAATATCACCAATCCGTTCTTATTTAGCGGTGTTTACATAGCGAGGTCGTGATGCTACCACTAGCCATCGGTCTTGGGATTACGGGCGCTGGTCTTCTAGGCAAGGCGCTGGTTGACTACACGGAGAACAAGCGCTCTAAGCGCCAAAGCAAGGAGATGACGAAGGCCATTGAGTCCGCTATGCCTGTGATTGACGTGGGCTATCAGCAGGCCATGCAGGAGCAACAGCCATACATGCAAAGCGGAGTAGAGGCGCTGAATCAATACAAAGGCTTACTCAGCGCATTTAGTCCATCGGATTTCGTCACGCCTGATGTCGGCGCGTTTCGGTATGACAAGGGCGTGTCCGATTTCCTTACTCCAGCAAGGGATTACGAGATCAAGCAGGCGATGGACTCCATACTTGGCAATGCAGCAGTGAGTGGGTTAATCAAGAGTGGCGGCACGCTGAAGGCAATGCAGGACAGAGGGCAGCAGATAGCGGCGCAGCAGTACGATACAGCCCTGCAGCGCATGATGCAGGACAGAGCGCAAGCTTATCAGCAGTATATGGACAGGGCAAACTACCTATCGCAGCTTGCGCAGCAGAGACTACAGACCACACAAGCAAAGCTAGGCTCTCTGCTTAATCTAGCCAACATGGGACAACAGTCTTCCGCTGGGCTTGGCGCTCTAGCGTCAGATCGCAGTGCGAGCATGGCGAACATGATGCTTGGTGGTGCGCAGTCAAGAGCGCAGGGCATGACAACGGGGATGCTGGGCAGCATTGGCTCGATGATGCAAGGCTTAATGCCTGTCGGTGGGTATATGCTCGGCGGATGGGCGGCTAAACAATAGTGAGGAGACATGGCGTTTAATCCTTTTCAGTTCGTTCAGTTCCTACAGCGGGCGCGCTTACAGCCGCTTGACACAGCGCCAACCATCAACGCCTTTAGCAAAGGTCTGTATGATGTACTTATGAAGCGTAAAGAAGATATTCAGAACGCACAAGCGCTAGATGCGATGCGCGTATCCGATGAGATACGACTAGCGGGAGAGCAGGCTAAGGGAGATATCGGAGTATTTGGCCGCTCAGTGATGGGGCTATCACCTGAGCTCGCTATGCGCGCTCTTGCAATGCAGGAGAGCATGACACCAAAGGAAGTCAAGACAAATCCATTCATGGGGTTCGATGAAAAGATACTGCAGTCTCTAGCTGGCATCAACGATGAGGCCACATGGGAGAAGGCGCGTCAGGAGATAGCGCAGAAGCTCAACAAGTGGGTGCCTGAATATTCAGTGGCGCGGCCAATGCTTGACGCTATGTTATCGGCCAAAAAAGAGCCTGTCAAGATGAGCTCAGACGAATACAAGCAGCTGATAGATCAAGCTTACTCGCGACTTGCGGCTGATGACACGCAGAAACTCTACACTGAGTTCTATTCTGGTTTGCCTGATGAGCTGAAGGCGAAGATACCAGAGCCTGGGTCTAAGAACATCGAGAAGCAGTTTGCTGCTCTGCGCGCTAATGTCGAGCCTGTGATTGGCCTGCAAGCGACTAAGGCAGAGAAAGAAAGCTCTCTATTAAAGAACAAGGATATCATAAGGCTGTATCAGAATACTATTGGTGGCTTGTATGTAACGCCGCCGCCTGAGCTGCAAGAGCAGGCTAATAGTATTGAAAGAGGATACAAGAACGATGTTGAGGTGCTGACAGGCCAGATAACACAGGGGCGACAGCTCAAGAGCATACTCGACGGCACTAAGAACGGAGATGTCATCGGGTCTGATTTCATTGCGACTATATACTCCTTCATGAAGCTGCTTGATCCGCGCAGTGTTGTGCGTGGCGAGGAGTTCCGCGCCGTGTATGATATAGAGGGCTTCAAGGGCGCGCTTATGAATCTCGGCGCTAAGGCAACCGGCGATGGCTATATCTTGACCAAGAAAGCGGCGGACAAGATAAGGGAGACGATAGACAAACTACTGGACAACGCTAAGACGCAGATAAAAGAAAAACAGCTACAGTATGGTACGCGGATGTTGCGTCTCGGTGTGTTGCCTGCAGCCATCACGGATGACGCAGACACACAGGCGATCATATTGCGAAAGGCATTAGCGGACTACAAAAACCAAGAAGAGATTTTCGGGAGGGGTAAATGAGGTATCATGTCATATCACCAGACGGCGTCGACTTTGTTTGCTTTGCTGAGAGCCGTAATGATTTGGACGCGAAGGCATCGCGCGCTTTCGGCAATGACTATTGGATCCGCAACGATAAGTATAAGATAATCACCGATGAGCAGTATAAGAAGCAGCGCAACCAGAAGGACAGCACGGACGCTGAGACTAATAAAGCAGAAGAGCCTGGCTTGCTCAGTCGCGCATCGGATTTCACGGACGCTGAGACTAATAAAGCAGAAGAGCCTGGCTTGCTCAGTCGCGCATCGGATTTTATCTCTGAGGCTATGTTCCCCGTGTCTATGGCAATGGCGAGTAGAGGCGCAGAGCCGTCTCAGTTCTTGCCTGTAGCGGCGGGAGAAGCCGCGCTTAATGTAGTGCCTGCTAAGCTTGCATCTAACATCGCCGCTAAAGCTGGACTGAAGGGACTGCAGAACCTGATAGTTCGCGGCTTGGCCGAAGGCGCAATCACATCACTAGGAGATTACGGGATTGCCAAGAGTGGCGGCGTGGATCGTTCTGCGGCGCAAGCAGCGATGACAGGTATCACATCCATGTTGCCGGATTTCCTGCAGAGTGGAGTGGCTGCAACGAAGCGGAAGGCGCTTGAGATCGCGCCGAAGGTGCTTGAGTACGGCCTTGTGCCGGATAAAGCAGCGCGCAACGCAATCAACAAAGCGGATTACAAGGCGATGCTATCCGAGGGGATCGTCACGCCATTAGGCGGACTGGAGAAGGCTAACGAGCGCATAGCAAGCAAGCTAGAGCCGCTGTTTGATGAGCGTTCGGCGATCGTAAAGGCCTTTGATGATGCGGTGGTGGAGAAGAGCGGCATAGTTGTCAAAGGCCGTAAGTTCGACCTGAATGAGATTGAAGAGCGCGCGTTGAACGATATCAAGAGCCAATCGCTATCACCTGCAGAGCTTAAAGCCGCAAGGGCTAGGATACGGGAAGAGTTCGACGCTATGCGCAATGATTACGGGCGCTATGTGCGCGCTGGTGATATAGACGAAGTGCGAAACAAGATACAGGCTCGATATACAGAGCTGCGCGAGCCTGTGAGCGAGTATGCTAAGGAGGCGACTAGGAGCGCGCTCGGTGATGAGCTGAAGGCGGCCGTGCCTGGATACGCCGAGAAGACTCAAGAGATGGCGCGGTACATGCCGATGCGCGATGTGGTCGAGAGCCGAATAAAGAACAGGCAGAAGCCAATCATCATGCTGCGAGACATTCCAGGAATAAAATTGGCGGGCCTTGGTACTGCGGTATCGCTATTGACACAAGACCCTGATATGGCTTTGGCTGGGCTTCTCTCAGGCCTTGCGACTAGCGGGGGAACGCGCCTATTCTTGACTCCAGGCGGCGCTGCGATGCTATACCGATATGGGACAAGCAAGATGGGAAATAACATCGTTCCAGTCCTGAAGCCGTTGGCATTAGGTATGGCGCGAGATGGTGAGAGGTGAGATGTTTGTTGCGTTCAACCCGTTCTTTCAGTATTGCGATGATAATGGATATCCATTGGTCAATGGTCGTCTGGTGTTCCTTGTGCATGGAACTACTACGCTTGCGGACATATACAGCGACAAGGACGGCACGCCACTGGCGAACCCTGTTCTGCTTGATGCGAGCGGCAGAGTGCCGAATAATGGAGTTTTCATATCCGGTATTCTTTACACTGTTCAGGTTCAGCGTCTATCACATTATGACGCTTACGGTCAGCCGGTGTATCAGACAGTGCGGGAGATCGCCGGCGTGCGCGGCATCAGTGATGCGGTGTCTATCGAGAGTCTAGTGGTTGTGCTTGACTGGGATGCGCTGAAGGACATCCCAAACCCAAGCGGATCTGCTCTGATGCTTGGCAGAGTAAGCGCTGGAGACGGCGGCGGCGGTCTGTTCGCTTGGTCGGCGTCTTCAGTCGCGCCGGATAATGGCGGAACGATCTGTGCCTCTAACACACAGCCAACAGGCCGCTGGATCAGGGAATATCATGAGACTGTTAACCTGCTTTGGTTTGGCGCAGATCGGACTGGATACACAAGCAGCCAGTCAGCGATCACGGGTGCCGATAGCTACGCACACGCTAACGGCATGAGGCTGTTGTTCCCGCCAGGGGCGTACAAAATCTCTTCCGATATCAGCATATTCTCTTCATGTCTCTTTGAGTCTGGCGCGAGGTTTACGACAGCGTCGGTGAATGACATCACAGTCTATTTTGCGCGTCCTATTGATGCGCCTGCGAGTTCACTGCGCACGTCAACGAAGATACGCTTCACGATGCCATATCAGGAGTGCAAGGCTGAATGGATCGGCGTTGATCGCTTCAACTCACCAGCACAGAACGCAACGAACATCACCGGCGCACTGTATCAGTGCGATCATACGGCGATTGTCTTTGAGCACGGCACTTATGCGATACAATCGGCATCCATAGTCAATCCCGTGATTGTCAAGGACGGTGCGGCAATCGATGTATTCAGTGATTTTTACGCTAGTACTTTCATAGGGGCTAAAGGCAGCATAGTACTTGAGGGCGGCGCAGAATTTTTGACTGGTGAAATGGACATCAGGGTATCATGGTTCATGGCGGACGGCGTTAGTGACATACTTGCTTTCCAGCGCGCTTGTGCATCGTGCGGAACTGGGAGGGCTGTTATCGTAGATAGGACGCTAAACCTAAATCAAGACTACTCGATGCCTACAACCGCAAGTCTTAAGATTGAGGATGGTGAGCGTTTGATTATCAATGCGAATATAGGGCTGAATGATGTTTCTGCGTCATCGCGGTTTATCAAAATCGACTCTGGGACTCTTGTTTTTGCAAACACGCCGTCAATCAAGCTGAGCTGGTTCTTTGATTACTCAACGCAATCAACATTCACGAAGATATTACAGATTGCTCAAGATTCAAGCGCAGAACTCGATTGCGAGCGATTGCCACTGATCGATATAATGATGATGAACGTAAATATAAAGATCAGAAACCTAGTTACACATTCACTGTATATAACAAGCACGATACAAACGGTGATCGAGCTGATAGACAGCTCAATCAATTCAATTTTTAATGTTTCTGGGTTTGAAACAACATTTGTTTATGCGAATAATTGCGTGTTTGGTGGTGAATCTTCATTAGCGCAAACGACTTGTGTTAATTGCCGTTTTATCATGCGAACTACAGTGTATAAGAACGTGAGGCTTATTTCTTGTGAGTTCGCAGATGATGTTTCCTTATATGGCACGCAGATAGACAATATCCATATACTCAACGGTTCTTTTTATGTCAGTGATACTGGTGGAACGACAAAAGGACGAATTGTTTTTGATGGAAATGCTAATATCTACTCTTCTATCTCCAATGTCGTAATTGACGCTACATTTTACGGTTCGCCACATGACACAACGCAATGTATAGTCAAGAATGGTATTTATTATTCCATCCCATCGGCTCATAAATACTCAGTCACTGCGCGCACTGCGCATAATTATCTAGTCGCTCAATCCACTGAAGTTTGTGGGCGTGATATAATGCTGCAGATACCAGGCACAAATAAATACACGCTCACGCTATATATATCAACGCATCCGCGTTTTCTCGAGTTCGGCACTACTAATGAGCTATGGTCTATCAGCGCAGTGCCAGAGTTCGCGCAAGCAGCAGATAAGTCTTATAGATTCAATATTGACTACTCAACCACGAACGCAATCAAGCTTGAGCTCTATAGCACTGATACTATTGATTCAGATGTATATGTCCGTTGGATAGCAAAGAGGATGACATGACAATCAGACTAACGCCTAGTCTTAGCTATCGTTTCATTGACAGTAACGGGAAGCCTGTATCTAGAGGCTCGGTAAAGTTTGTATTTGCAGGGACAAATACGCTTGCGCCGATATATCAGGATAAGACAGGGACACCAGCGCCAAACCCAGTCAACCTAGATGCTGGCGGATGCTATGATGGTATTCAAGGTGTGTATATTGAAGAAGCCATCATCATGGATGTCTATATCTATGATGATTTGAACGGGCATGGAAACCTAGTGAAGGTGATTTATGGTCTTGATTTGAGTATCTCAACAGGTGGCAGCGGCAATATATCTGGATCGGGTAGCATCGGCTCTATTGCGATGTTCGTTGGCGCTACGGCTATTAGCAACGCGCCAATATATGTGGATGATGATTTCATAGTCGTTGAACGAGAGATAAAATACGACATCATAACTCCGAATAGAGTTCTGGTTAGCGATGCAAATAAGAAGATCGTCAATAGTGCTGTGACTGATACAGAGCTTTCGTATCTGAGTGGCGTGACATCAAACATTCAGTCGCAGCTGAATGGCAAAGAATCAGCTATTAGCGCCGGTTCTGCATCACAATACTTTCGTGGTGATAAGACATGGCAGACGTTGAGCACATCAGTAGTTGCTGAAGGAGCAAACCTATACTTCACAGATTCACGAGCGCGTGCTGCGATCACAGGTGCGGCGTCAACGATCGTCGCAAATAATCTCACAGCTGATAGAGTGTTGATCAGCAACTCATCTGGCAAGGTATCTGTATCTTCTATCACTAGCACAGAGTTAAGTTACTTGAGTGGTTTAGCGTCGAGCATACAGTCGCAGCTAAACGACAAGGTGAATCGTGCAGGCGATACGATGACAGGCAGCCTTACAGTGCCATCGATCATCATCGGGACGGGCAATGCACCTACTGGGACTGAGCTTTTGAGATTAAGCACACATACTCCATTCGTGTTGGAAGGCTTGGGCAG